TATTTCTGCTGGTCAAGATGATGGCGCAGAAGCCTATTTGAATGAAGAAGAATTAGCTAAAGCACAAGAACATCCAATGCAACCGATTGCCAACGCTATTGGTCAAGGAAATGCGCAAATGGCACAAGCAATCAGCGCTTTGGTAGATACAATCAATGCTCAACATAACCGCCCTAAGACAGTTATTAGAGGTCAAGACGGCAAGATTATCGGAGTCCAGTAATGGCAATTAAAGTCGTTCATACGAAGGTATCAACCATACCTGATGGGGATGACACATCCCTAATTCGCCCATCCGATTGGAACGCTGACCATACGCTTGTAGGCCTTGGCACAATGGCAGAACAAAATGCCAATAATGTGACTATTACTGGTGGCTCAATTAGCGGTGTGACTGTATCAGGGTATATATCTACTACGCAAAAAGGCGTAGCCAATGGTGTTGCAACCCTTGATTCTGGCGGTCAGATTCCGTTGTCACAGATTCCACCATTAGGTGATTTAAACTACCAAGGTTCTTGGAACGCAAGCACAAATACCCCAACACTTACATCATCAGTTGGAACTAAGGGTTATTACTATGTTGTGAGCGTTGCAGGAACAACTAATTTGAATGGCATCACCGATTGGCAACCTGGCGATTGGGCGGTGTTCAATGGTTCTGTATGGCAGAAAATTGACAATACAGACGCAGTTACTAGCGTAAACGGTCAAACTGGCGCAGTAACAATTACTCTTACAGGTCTTGGCGCTGGCACGATTGCCACGCAAAATGCCAACGCTGTTGCAATTACAGGTGGGTCTATTGATGGCACACCGATTGGTGCAACAACCGCAAGCACAGGCGCATTTACGACTGTTAGCGCAAGCACTAAAGTAGCAACTCCTTATGTAGATGCCACATCTTCTGCTGGTGGCGCATTAAGAAATTCTGTTGGAACTCCAGTTATTCAATGGGGTATTGCTAACACCACAAATTCAAGTATTGATGGTTCTATTAATATCAATGGCACAAATGCACAGATTGATTTAAGCCCTACTGGAACTGGTCATGTCCATATTAACCCAAGTGGCACTAATTCAGTCCAAATCAATCCTACTTATGTAGGCACGATTGACAATATGACGATTGGCGCAACCACGCCAAAAGCAATTACAGGCACAACAATCACAGCGACCAGCTTTGTAGGTTCTGGCGCAAGTCTTACCAATGTGGTCAATTCATTAACCGCAAGCACAGGTATTAGCGTAAGTGGCTCTACTGGCGCAATTACAGTTACCAATACAGCACCAGACCAAACTGTTGCATTTACCAACGGCACAGGAATTAGTGTTACAGGCACATACCCTAATTTCACCATTACCAACACAAGCCCATCAAGCGGTGGCACAGTAACCTCAGTTAGCGGAACTGCACCTGTATCTGTAGCAACTGGCACAACAACTCCAGTAATTAGCTTGGCAAGTGGTTATGGTGATACCCAAAACCCTTATGCAAGTAAAACGGCTAATTATGTATTGGCAGCGCCAAATGGTTCAGCAGGTGCGCCTACATTTAGGGCATTGGTTTCTGCCGATATACCATCACTTAACTATGTAAGTTCAGTAAGTGCTACAGCGCCTTTAACAAGCACAGGTGGATTAACTCCTACATTGGCTATGCCGGCGGCCACAGGTAGCGTAAATGGTTATTTGACAAGCACAGACTGGACTACATTTAATAATAAACAGCCTGCTGGTGCTTATTTGACAGCAGTTACGGCTGATGCACCATTGACAGGTTCAGGAACATCTGCAAGTCATTTGTCTATACCTGCCGCAACTGGGTCTGTAAATGGATATTTAACCAGCACCGATTGGACAACCTTTAATGGCAAAGCGCCTGCTGTAACCTATACAAGCACCTATGTGCCTTATGGTCAAGGAACAACAACTCCAGCTTTATCGGCAAACTTTACTTTTAATGGCACAAACCTTACTTTAGGAACTGCTGGTGTATCTGCTCGATTACAAGGTGATTTTAGTAATGCCACAGTAAATAGCAGAACAGCTTTCCAAACAGGCACAACCAATGGTTCTACTGGTATTTATGCTTTGCCTAATGGAACAAGCACAGCAGCTTCTTGGCAAGCTACAAACGCAGCAGACCCAACCAATGCTTCTAAAGTATTGATTGCTACCAATGGTTCTACTGATGTCCAGTTAGTATCAGGAATCAACGGCACAGGCACATATTTGCCTTTGACATTTTGGAATAATGGCGCTGAAAAAATGCGTCTTTCTGTTGCTGGTGGTTTGGCTATTGGCTCTGCTTCTGATGCTGGCGCTGGAAATTTATTGGTGCAAAACACTATTACAGCCACTAAATATGTAGGTATATCTGGCGGAACATTCTAATGTTTCAAACGGCTTTTCAACCTACCGCATTTCAAAATAATGCGTTCCAAATCGTTATTACCCCTGTTAATCCACAGACAGGTGGTGATGACGCATGGACAAAGGAAGAGTTAAAGCGTTACAAAGCCATACAGAAAAAACTGCGCAAAGCAGAAGAAAAGCGCATACAAGCATTAAAAGATGATGCTGAAAATCGTAAGCAAATCATTGCAGATTTAGTAGACCCTAAACCTGTTGCAAAGAAACAACAAAGTAATATACAATCCAATCAAGAAGTTAGCGTTGATATACCGTCAAACCTAGCCAATATTGACCGATACATCGCTAATCTTGTTAAACAGCAACAAGACCTGCAAACCGCAGTAGCAATGAGAAGTGCCAAACTTCGCTTAGAGCAAGAATTGGCAGTTTTAGAAGCTAAACGGCAAGCAGAATTAGACGATGAAGAGGCCCTATTAGCACTAATCCTGTAAACCCACACGCCAAATACAAAGAAGCCTACGAACACCTACATCAAGGTCGTTATGACGCTGGTTTTAGATTATTTGAATACCGTTGGCATCCTGAAGTTCTTGCAAATCAAGTAACGCCATATACACAAAAGCCAAAAGGCCCTGCTGTATGGCAAGGAACTTCTTTATTAAACAAATCCATAGTGATTCAAATGGAACAAGGCTTTGGCGACATCTTTATGTTTGCCAGGTTTCTGCCATTTTTGAAGATTATGGGCGCAAAAAAGGTTGTTTTGCTGACGCATGGCTCATTGCTGCGCTTATTAGGTCAGTTTGAGTGCGTTGATGTGCTGACCAACCAGCCAGAATGTCAAGATGTTGTCACTTGTGATTACTGGATTGGCAATATGAGCCTACCGTATTACATTTCGCTGTCTAGCCCATACGCAAAATCGCTATTCCCAATTACAAACAAGAAAATTGTAGGGTCTGAGGGTTATTTATATGCAAAACCATCCAATATTGAGCCAAAAATAGGTGTGAATTGGGGTGCAAGTCGCAACATTTTGTATCACATCAAATCTATACCTGACAAGCTCATGTATGAGCTAGTAGGGGATAACGCTTATAGCCTATGTCCAGAGCATGACGGATTTTTTCACCCATTACCTAATGATGGTTGGAAAACAGATTGGTCAATTACCGCACAACACATGAAAGCCATGAAAGGCATTGTGACCGTAGATACAGGCACAGCGCATTTAGCTGGTGCATTAGGCATCAAAACGATTGTGTTGCTACCCAAAGAAGAATATGTCTGTTGGCGTTGGAAAAACGGCAGATGGTATGACTCTGTTGTGGCTTTGCGCCAAGAAGAATATGAGCAAGTTCCAGAACTAATAAGGAGGATGTAATGGTTTGCCCTAATTGTGGATGGTCAGAAGGAAATGCTGTTGCTAAAAAACAACAGTCTGATAAAGATTATTACCTTGAGTTTTGGGGTTACACACTAGGAACTCCTGAAGCTGAAGAGGCTTGGAAACTCAAACAAGAAATGACATACCGAGAATCAGCCATGGTCATGTCAGACATTGAAGGTTATGTAAGCCAAGTGGATGGCACATGGATTAAAAGCCGTAGCCACCATAGGGCGCATTTAAAGCAACATCGCATGATTGAATTGGGGAACGATGTGCCAATGAAGCACCCTGAAATTAAATTAAGCCGTAAATCCCAAGAAGAACGCAAACGCCAAATCGCAGAGATGGCTAATGCACGACTTCGCTAAACCCCTGATAACTTAGGAGAATCCCCATGTCAGACCAAGAATTAGACCGCAGAGCAATGATTGAGGCAGCTATGGAAGCTGCTGAAGAAGGCACATTAGAAGCCCCAGAAGAAAAGGAAATTTATGAGCCTGAAACAGACCCTATTGTGGAAGAGAATAATGCCGAGGAGTCCGACAAAGCAGAAGTTAGCGAAGAAGATAGCGAAGAACCTGCCGAAATTTCTGCGGAATCTGAATCTGAGGTCGAGGATGAAGAACCGCAGGAAAAGCCTGTAAGCCGCCCATCTACTTGGAAAAAAGAATATGTCCAAATTTGGGACAAGATGGAAAAAGGCGAGCAAATCAGCAAGGAAGATTTTGTTAAATTTGCCGAATATGCCAACCAGCGTGAATCTGAATATAAAAAAGGCGTAAGCACCTATAAAGCCGAAGCTGACAGAGCAAAGTCTTATGAAAATGCTATTGCCCCTTATGCAGATAACCTTGCAAAGCGTGGAATTCAGCCAACGCAATACATTGAAAATCTAGTTCGTGCAGAGCAAATTTTGACTCATGCACCATACGAACAAAAAGTTCAGATATTTCATAAACTTGCGGCAGATTATGGTATACAATTATCAGAAGGTGTTGGTTCTATACAACAGTTAGACCCATACACCCAACAACTGATGAACCAGTTAAATCAGGTTAATCAGGAGGTTTCATCCATTAAAGGCCGATTCCAACAAGAAGAGAATCAGCGCTTAATGAATGAAATTGAGAAATATAGAAGTGATGTGGAGAAATACCCTCACTTTGATGTGGTAAGGGAAGAAATGGCTCAACTACTTGAGTTAGGTAAAGCCCAAGACCTCGAAACAGCCTACAAGAAAGCTGTGCGTATGAATGACGAAGTTTGGTCGTTGGAACAGGAAAGACTCCTGAAAGACGCTAAACAGGCAGCAATCAAAGCGCAGCAAGTAGCGAAGGCGAAGGCCGCAGCAGTAAGTCCTAAATCCGTTACACCTAGCGGAAAAGTGGCAGAACCTGATGGTAAGAAGGATAGACGCAGCTTGCTTGCAGACCAATTAGGCGAAGCAATGAGCCGCAGGGTTTAACTTAAACATTTATTAAAGGATATATCATGGCATTTGCTAACTCAGCGATTACCGATATTATCGCTACCACCATCCAAAGTCGTAGCGGTGAATTGGCAGACAACTTAACACAAAACAACGCAATTCTTCAGCGTCTTAACCAGAAGGGCAATGTTCGCCCATTCTCAGGCGGTAATGTGATTTTGGAAGAAATCATGTATAACGACCCAAATACTAATAACGCTAATTCTTATAGCGGTTACGAAGTATTGAACATTCAACCAGATAGCCCAATCTCTGCTGCGCAATTTAAGATTGCTCAGTATGCAGACGCAGTAACAATGTCTGGCTTGGAAATGTTGCAAAACTCCAGCAAAGAAGCAATCATTGACCTCTTGGATGGTCGTATGCAAGTTTCTGAAGCTCGTTTGCTCAACCGTATTTCTGGTGACTTGTTCGGTGACGGCACAGGCAACGGTGGTAAGAACCTTGATGGTCTTGGCGCTGCTGTTTCTGCTACTCCTACTACTGGCACATACGGTGGTATCAACGCAGCTAACTGGTCTTTCTGGCAAAACCAAATCACCACAGGTGCAACTGGTTCTGCAAACATCCTCGCTAAGATGACTGAAGCTGCTATCAAGCAGATTCGTGGCACAGACAAGGCTGACCTTATCGTTGCTGGTAACACAATGTATACCTACTATGTAGGCGCATTGCAAGCTATTCAGCGTATTGCTGCTGAAGAGTCTGGCGCTGCTGGTTTTGCTTCCTTGAAGTTCTACGGTGGTGGCACATCTGCTGATGTGGTATTGGGTGGTGGTTATGGTTCACAAGAAACTGCAACATATATGTATTTCTTGAACACTAACTACATTTTCTTCCGCCCACACAAAGAGCGTAACTTTGTGCCTATCGGTGGTGAGCGTCAGTCAATCAACCAAGACGCAATCGTGAAGTTATACGGTTGGGCTGGTAACTTGACTACTTCTAACCGCTTCCTACAAGGCTTGCTGACTGGTAGTTAATGAATAGGGCGAAAGCCCTGTTTATAACAGTCTAATTAACTAATTTAAGGAACAAAATCATGACTTATTCAGTATTACCTATCGCAGGTGTTTTATTAGACACCACAACTCCTGTTGAGTTTGCTTACACCAATGGCGCAACTGCTGAAGTAATTCCAGCATTTGGCCCACTCGGCGCTGAAACATTTGGCTCTGATGGTCGTCGTTATGTGTTTGCACAAGCTGGTGAGGCTATTGCAGCTTCTACAGCTACTTGCTCAATTAACACAACCACTTTCGTAGCTACTGGTTCTGCCGGCACATATCAAGGCCCAGGCATCGCCTTGGCTTCTGGTGACTACGCTTGGTTCAGCAAGGCTTCAGTCTAAAAAATTGAAGATTTAAAGTAGTAAACTGGGATTCCCTCACAAGGGGAGTCCCTTTATTTTTTTAACAACCTAACCACTTAGGAGAATTAAAATGGCTTTACCATCAGATGACCAAAACGCAGATGCACGATTAGCAGTCACATTCTATAAACGGTCTGTAAAACAAGATGACGAATCTTTAGCAGCAGGTAGACCGATATTTAAAGAATTTGATTTTGTCCGTATTTGTGTGCCAGGCGACAATCTAACCGAGATTGACACCTATGCACAAGAATCCCACAAGGCTCGTTTTCCACGCCAATGGGCGCACTACCAAAACCAAGTAGGTTCACAAGAGTTAGTTGTTGGCACTCCTATTGAACAATGGCCTTTAATCAGCCGTAGTCAAGCTGAAGAGTTAAAAGGTATCAAATTTAGGACAGTAGAAGATGTGGCTAATTGCTCAGACCTGCAATTACAGCGTATTGGCATGATTGCTGGCATGAGTCCACATGGATTTAGAGAAAAAGCCAAGCAATTCTTAAATTTAGCGTCAGAATCCGCAGAAGTAGCACAAAAAGAAGCTGAAATGCAAGCATTAAAAGAAGAAAATGCTAAAATTAAGGCTGAAACAGATGCGAAGCTGGCTGCTATGCAAGAGCAGATGTCAGCGCTACTTGCGGCTGTTGCGGAAAAGACCCCAAAACAACGCAAAACTAAAGTAGTCGAGGCTTAATATGTCCCAAACGATGCTGCAAATGGTTCAACAGGTAGCTGCCGAGCTAAACTTGGCAGTTCCTTTTTATGTTGTAGGCAACCAATCTCAAGATGTCCAACAAATCCTTGCCCTAATGAATGGCGCTGGATATGATTTGGTCAAAGAATACGATTGGCAAGCCCTCCAAGTGCAGTATCGTTTCTACACCCAGTCTATTAACTGTAATGCAACAGCTATTAATAACTCAGTATTGCTTACTGTAGACCCAGGCGTTGATTTAACAGCAGTAGACAAGCAATGGGGCATTACTGGCAACAATATTAACCAAGATACGCAAGTAGTTAGCGTAGCTGGTCAAGTAATTACTATGAGCCAAATGGCTTCAGGTAGCGGAAATGGTGCAGTAGTTATCGCCCAGACTGCCTATGACCTACCATTTGACTTTGAAACTATCACAAACCGAACCCAATGGGATAAAACAAAGCATTGGGAGGCTCTTGGCCCTGAAGATGCACAGCAATGGCAATGGTTAAAGTCTGGTTATATCTCAACTGGCCCTCGTATTCGCTGGCGTATTTTGGACAATCAATTCCAAGTATGGCCTCCTATGAATACCAACGAATATATTGGTTGGGAATACAAATCTAAGGGTTATGTGCGTGGCGCAGATGGCTCTGTAAAGACACAATTTACACAAGATTCTGACACTACCGTTTTAGATGACCGCACCATTGTTTTGCTAACCAAAATGAAATATTGGGGCATTAAAGGCTTTGATACTACGGTGGTTTCACAAGATTACCAGCGTGTATTGTCAATCGCCAAAGCAAACGACAAAGGCGCACCTAATCTTTCATTTGCACCATACCCAAGTAAAGTCCTTATTGGTTGGGCTAATATTCCTGATACTGGTTATGGAAGCTAAATATGCTTTTACAAAGAGCCAAGCAAAACACAGCTAAAACTGCTTCTGTTCCTGCCCCTATTGGCGGTTGGAACGCTAGAGATTCATTGGCAAACATGAGTCCTACCGATGCGGTGCAGATGGTCAATTTCTTTCCTACGCCAACCGATGTAACCATGCGTAAGGGTTACACAGTTGTGTCTATTTTGACGACATCTACAGGCGTTAAAACCATTTCTAGCATTACCCATGTGGATAACTTAGCCACTTTGACAACAGCTACAGCGCATGGATTGACAACTGGTGCTTATGTATCAATTAGTGGCACAACTCCAGCAGCTTATAGCGGTGTTTTCAAGATTACTGTTACAAGTCCTACGACTTTTACCTATGCAACAGCAATAACCCCTGCAAGCAACGCTTCTGTATTAGGTTCATATTTAAATCAAGCTACTACGCCTATTAATTCGCTAATGAATTACACAAGAAATGTAAGTTATAGCTTATTTGGCGCTGCTGGCACAGATATTTGGGACACAAAACCTAGCCCTGCAACTAAAGTATTTAGCGGTATTACAAGCGATAAATTTCAATCTGTAAACATGACAAACACCGCAGGCGACCACTTTTTAGTGGCTTGTAATGGTGTAGACCCTACATTGGTTTATGACGGCACACGCTGGTTCTATATCGCTACCACAACAACTGCACAAACAATCAGCAGTATTACCCATGTAGGCGCTGTAGCAACGCTTACAACGGCTTCTGCGCATGGTTTGATTACTGGTAATCGTGTCACTATTAGCGGTGCATCATCAAGCGAATATAACGGCACTTATGTTATTACCGTAACTGGCACAACAACATTTACTTACACCATGGCATCAACCCCTGCGGCAAATGCTACTGTTGTAGGTTCATACACCACGATTGGCATTACAGGCGTAGATTCTTCTACCTTTATCAATGTCAATTTGTTTAAAAATCGCCTATTTTTTACGCAAAAAGACACATTGAATTGCTGGTATCTTGATGTGCAATCTATTGGTGGCGCAGCTTCGCCTCTTTATTTTGGCGGTATTGCTCGTAATGGTGGTTATTTACAAGCTATGGGAACATGGACATTAGATGCCGGCCAAGGCGCTGATGACTATGCTGTATTTGTAACCAGTATGGGCGAGGTAATCGTTTATAACGGCACAGACCCCAATGACGCTACAAAATGGCTTTTAAAAGGCGTTTGGCAATTAGGTCAAACCTTTAGCCGTAGATGTTTTTTTAAATGGGCTGGCGACCTTTTATTGCTAACTCAAGATGGCCTTGTTCCTCTTGCTTCTGCATTGCAATCTAGCCGTCTTGACCCTCGTGTAAACCTTACAGACAAGATTTATTACCCAATTAGCATTGCAGCAACGAATTATTTTGCAAACTTTGGTTGGCAAATTAACTATTTTGCTTCTGAAAATATGCTTATTTTGAATATTCCTGTGACTAACGGAATAGAGCAATATGTAATGCACACCATTACAAAATCATGGGGTAGGTTTACAGGATTACAAGCCTATTGTTGGGAAGTATCTGGCGACAATGATATGCACTTTGGCGGCAATGGTTTTGTAGGAACTTTGTATTCATCTCTTTCTGACGATGGCGCAAACATTACTGCTGCTGTGCAACAAGCATATAGCTATTTTGATAGCCCAGGGCAATTAAAACGATTCACCCTTGTTCGCCCTATTTTGCAATCTACTGGTGGCGTCCCAAGCGTTTTATGCGGTATAAGCGTGGATTTTGAGCCTGTGGATAACTTTGGTGCTGTTTCATTCAATCCAGCAACTCAAAAAGAGGCTATTTGGGACATCGCTAAATGGGATAACAATGTCTGGTCAGGCGGTTTAATTACTACCAAAGTTTGGCAAGGCGTGACAGGAATTGGGTATACAGGTTCTATTAATATGACAGTTCAAAGCCGAGGCATTGAATTGCATTGGGCTTCTACTGATTATGTAATGGAATCAGGTGGTGTAGTTTGATTGAATATAACCAAGAAATACTTAGGAAATGGGCAGAAAATCATCAAATGCCCACCCCTACGGATGCTAGGTTTATAGGAACAAGTTTTAATGGTGTAGTAAAAGCGGTGGTAGTTTATTGTGGGTTTTTTGGAAAGTCTTGCATGATTCATGTAAGCGGTGACGGAAGTCATTGGGCTACAAAGGATTTTCTAAAAACTGTCTTTGAATTACCGTTTAAAAGATGGGAATTAAAGGTTATAATCGGCACAGTAGCAGGGTCAAATAAGAAAGCCCTACGACTAGACCGACACCTTGGTTTCCGAGAAGTTGCCGTAATCCCTGATGCACATAATGATGGGGATTTGGTTATTTTAGAGATGCGACCTGCTGATTGCAGGTTTTTAGGAGATTGAAATGGGTGCAGGTTCTACATTTTCGCAAGGCGCAAATCCAAATACGGCTAATCCGTATGCTGGAACAACCAGCCCTTATTTTGGTGCTGCCCAAGCGCAAACACTAGGCAATCTTGCTGGCGCACAACAAGCCGTTAATGCTAATCGTGTAAACCAAGTAACCCCTTATGGCAATCTAAACTATACGCAATCTACGGATGCTAACGGCAATCCTACATGGACAGCCACACAGTCTTTAAGCCCTGAATTACAGAATTTGGCTAATACTTCTATTAGCAATCTGCAAGCTAGTCAGTCAAATCCGTTATATGGAATAAACCCAGGCGAAACATATTCTGACGCTATTATGCGCAGATTACAGCCACAAATAGCACAACAAGCTGAAGGCGTTAAGTCTGACCTTGCTAATCAAGGTATTGTGCCTGGCACTCGTGCCTATGAAAACGCTATGCGTCAATTTAATCAGCAACAAAATGATTTGCTGACAAGCGCACAAATTGGTGGAATAAATACTGGTTTACAAGCGCAATCATTATTAGGTAGCCAAGCTGGTCAAATTAAAAATCTGACAACTCCTAACTTTATTAATGCACCTCAACAAGCTGCGGTGGCTGGCCCTGATTACATGGGTGCGTTACAAACTCAAACTAACGCTAATATTGCTGCACAAAACGCTGCATTAGGACAAGCAACCAATCAAACTGCTGGTTTATATGGTCTTGGTAGCGCTGGTATTTTGGGTCTTGCTGCTAATCCTGGTGTTGTTTCAAGCATTGGAACAGGACTTGCTGGACTTGGTAGTTCAATTTATAACGGAATTTTCGGCTAATGTTTAAAAGCAAACATTCTGGTTGGACTTGGGATTTAAAACGCACCCCTTTTGGTGGTGGTGGCGGTGGTTGGAATCCTATATCTAGCGTAACTGACGCTATCTCATCGGCTATTGGAACTGATGGTTCAGGTGGTGGTGTATTGGGTGCTTTGGCTTCTGTAGACCCTGGCCCTGCTATTGGTAGTGGTTTAGCGCAATTAGACAAAACAGTTAATAACTCTATTCCAGGCGGTTGGATTACTGTAGGTGGTTTAGCTGCTGGTGGTCTTGCACTTGCATACGCACCTGAAGTAATGGCTTTAGCTGAGTCGGCTGGAGTAACGCCTGAAGTCGCCGCTTCTGAATTAGGAATTGCCCCTGTAAACGCTGCGACTGGCGAAGTTGTGCCATTAGCTACATCAACACCTGGCGCAAGCTCAGTATTGGCTGCGCCTGATGTGGCAGTTAATTTAGGTGCAACAAACGCTGGAACTGTAGGCTCATTAAATGCTGCTTTACCTGCTACTGGGTCTGTAGGTGGTGCTGGTGCTGGTTTATCTGCACAATTAGCACCTGGCACAGTTTTAGGCACAGGTTTACCTGGCGGTGGCGCTATTGGTGCAAGTTACGCTGCTGGCGCAAATGGTTTACCAGCCACAGACTTTTTCGGTAACTACATACCTGCATCATCAATTAATACAGGCGGTGTTCCTGAAACAATCGCTGGCACAGCAAGCACAACAAATACAGATATGGCAAAGTTGCTAAAGCAAGGTGCTACATCTGCATTAACTAAATCAGCAGGACAGCTTGCACAAGGCACAAATGCTAAACCATTAGATTTAATTACTGCTGTTCGTAATAATCAAAGTCCATTTAGTTACACGCAAGCGTCACCAATACAAGACAAAAAACTCGATTTATCAGCTTTGGCTGAATTATTAAAGCAGGGATAATCATGGCAGATACACCATTAGATATATTTAGCACAGACCCAGAAGTATTGGGTTTACAGCGCCAAAGACAATTAGCTAACCTATTGACTGGACAGGCTTTTAATCAGCCACAAGGTCAAATGATTAGCGGTCATTATGTCAAGCCATCTGCTTTGCAACAAGCGTTGCCTATGATTAATGCTGCTATTGGTGGTTTAACAAACGCTAATTTAGATACAAAGCAACAAGAATTGGCTACCGCTTTAAGACAACAAAAAGCTGACGCATATACACAATTCCAAGAATTAATGGCTAAACCTGAAACTCGTGGTCAAGCTATTAAATTTGCTGCCTCTAATCAATATTTACAGCCTTTAGCTGCTGAATTGATGAAGGGTATGAAACTTGGCGAAGGCGAAAAGTATGTTATGCCTAATCTAGAAGGTGGTGCGCCAGTTGAATTGGCTTCTGGTGGCGCTAAATATCATGCCCCTTTACAAATTGATACAGGCACAACGATTGAAATTCGTGACCCATTAGACCCAACCAAAGTATTGCAAAGACTTCCTAAGTCACAAATGCCTACTGCTGGTCAAGTGGTTGAAACCGCTAATGGCCCAATGTTGGTAAATACTCGCACAGGTCAAGCTATGCCTGTAATGGGTGCTGGTGGACAACCTATTGCACCTAAATTGACTGCCGAGCAAACTAAAGACATCACATCAATTAATCAGCAAAACGCAACTATTGATGGTGCATTAAAAGCTGTTAAAGCAACCCCTAATGCGTTTAGTTTTCAGCGTGGTATGGCACAAGATTTGCCTAGTGGCGAAACATTGGCTGGTCGTGTTGATACGCCAGAACAAGCAGCAGCAAGGGCTTATGTATTTAACAATGTGTCTGCTGTTATTAAAGAAAGAGCCGGCACAGCACAAAGCGCTGGAGAATTGCAACGCTTGAATTCATTTATGCCTGGGCCAAAAGACAACGCACAACAAATTGAAAATAAGTTAAATGGTTTCAAACAATACTTAACTGATTTGGAAAAAGGAACAAGACAAAATCCTAATGTTCCAACACAGCAAACACCACAAGCACCTGCCGCACCTGTGCAAAGAGCTTATATGGGCGCTGAACCGATTGTTGTTAAAAATGGCAAGTGGGTATACGAAAAGACAGGAAAGGCAGTTGAATAATGGCAGACATTCCATTACCGTCTGGCGCTTCACTAGAACCTTTGGAATTGCCTAAAGGCGCTAGTTTAAAGCCTGTCGCTAAAGATGAATTAACTTGGGAAAACCTTAAACAAGGCGCTGCCAATATTCTTCCATCTGCATTATTAGGCGCAGCAAAACCTTTTTATGGATTAAATCAAGCCGCTTGGCAATTAGCTGGCAAGGCTTTTCCATCTGTAGCTAATATGGGTGATTACCCTGTAGAGTTGCTCAATAAGCGTCAAGCACAGTTAAATGCTGAAGCTGGCCCTGTGGTGTCTAAATTTACTACTGAGCCTGCCGCATTGGTTGGTGAAAATGTATTACCAATGAGTGCTATGTCTAAAATTGGCGCAATTCCTAGTTTTACTAAAAACGCTGCCATTGGCGGTGCTTTAGGATTTGCAACTCCTGAAAAAACAGGTTTAACACCTGAACAATTTGCCCAAGAAAAAGCAAAAACAGTAGGCGCTGGCGCTGCATTAAATGTATTGCCTGACACATTAGTTTTTGGCGGTAAAGCATTGGGTTCATTACTTAGAAAAGAAGCTGGTTTAGCTACTGGTGCTGGCGAAGAAGCATTTAAACAAGCATACAAAGCTGGTAAAGAAGGCAATGAAACATTTATTGCCAATATGCGTGGGACTGTTCCCATGGAAAATGTATTAAATGATGCCAAAGCCAATCTTTCTGCATTAAAAGCAGAGAAAAACGCTGTTTATCGGTCTGGCATGGAAGATATTTCCAAAGACAAATCCATCCTAAGTTTTGATGAAATTACCAACAAATTAAACGAAGCTAAAGATATTGCTACCTATAAAGGTCAGACAACTAATCCTAATGCAGTCAAGGCTTTGCAAGAAATTAAAGATGTTGTTAGCAAATGGCAATCATTAGACCCCAAGGAATACCATACGCCAGAAGGCATGGATGCTTTAAAACAAAGCGTTGGTTCAATTCTTGAGGATATTCCTTATGGAACTAAAGCTAGAACTGTAGCTGAGAATATTTATCATTCAGTTAAATCTACGATTGCTGACCAAGCACCTGTTTATAACAATGTAATGAAAGATTACAGCGAAAAAGCAGACCTTATTAATGAAATTCAAAAATCTTTAAGTCTTGGTCAAAAATCTACTGTTGCACAAGGATTAAACAAATTACAATCTTTAATGCGCAACAATGTAAACACTAATTATGGTTATCGCCAAGAATTAGCAAACGCATTGATGGAAAAAGGCGGTAAAGATTTAATGCCGGCGTTGGCTGGTCAATCATTATCTTCTTGGACTCCAAGAGGATTGGTTGGTCAAGGTCTTGATGCTGGTGCTTTATTGACACTTTTGGGTGGCGTAACTCATCTACCTGCAACTGCCGCAACTATGGCTACCACTAGCCCTCGTTTGATGGGCGAAACAGCCTATAAAGCAGGTGAAATTGCCGCAAAAGTGCCAAAAATGTCAGACGAACAAAAACAATTAGCAAGATTATTATTGCTTAGAGGTGGACAAGGAGTAGGAAATGAGTAGAAACGGTAGCGGAACATATAATTTACCTGCTGGTAATCCAGTAGTTACAGGCACAACAGTAACATCTACATGGGCTAATAGCACTATGACAGATATTGCTAATGCTTTAACTCAATCTGTAGCTGCTGATGGTCAAACACCAATGACAGGCCCACTCAATATGTCTACAAACAATATTAATAATGTAGGAACATTGACTGCTTTAACTGGGATTTTTGGCGGCAGTTTCTAGTAAAATTAAGAATCTAAACAAGGACTTAAAATGGCACAGACAGGCTACACACCCATTTCGATTTACTATTCTACGACTGCATCTACCGCACCAACGGCAGGTAACTTAGTCAATGGTGAATTGGCTATTAATATTACTGACGGCATTTTGTATTACAAAGATAATGCTGGTGTAGTGCAAAAAATCGGCACAAAAGGTGGCGTAGGCACTTCTACCAATACTCAAGTCCTTTATAACTCTAGCGGTGCTGTAGTAGGCTCTGCTAACTTTACCTATAACGGCACTACAGTAACTATTGCTAATGATGCTTCTATTAGCGGTTTAACTGTTGGTCAAGGAAAAACATCTGGCTTGTTAAATACTGCATTTGGCTACCAAGCATTAAATTCAAACTTGGCTGGTGTAGGTGCAATAGCTATTGGTTATCAAGCATTATATTCTAATACAGGCAATAACAATATTGCTATTGGTGGATATTATGGTGGCAACAATGGTGCATTGTATTCAAATACAAGCGGTGATTCAAACATTGCTGTTGGTAATGGTTCATTAGCAAAAAATACTACAGGAACTAATAACAATGGTATTGGCTATGTATCACTTAATTCAAATATCACTGGTTCGTCAAATACAGCTTTAGGTTCTCTTGCTTTATACAACAACACTACCGCATCTAACAACACAGCAGTAGGTTATCAGGCTGGATACTCAATGGCGGCTGCTGGAGATGCTAATTCAACAGCTATTGGCTACAAAGCCCTATATTCAGCAAATGGCACTACTTATGGTGTTAATACCGCAGTTGGCGCAAATGCTGGTTATGGTATTACAACAGGCTATAGTAATGTCTGCTTGGGTGATGGAACACTTGGCACAGTTGGTGTAACTGGTACATTTAACTTAGCTGCTGGTTCTTCTGCTTTGAACAAAAACACAAGCGGAACATACAATGTGGCATTGGGCGCATCTGCCTTACAAAATAATACCACCGCATCTAATAACACAGCAGTAGGTTATCAAGCCCTTCTTTCCAACACCACCGCACCTAACAACACAGCAGTAGGTTATCAGGCTGGTTGTAGTAATACTACTGGTAGTGGAACACATATTGGACAAGGTGCTGGACAAAATAATACGGTTGGTGATGGAAATGTCAATATTGGTAAACTGGCAGGTAGCACTAATGTAGGTGGTTCAATTAATACCTTTGTCGGTCAGCAAGCAGGTCAAAATTTTAATTCAGCATCTTTTGCTTATACGGGTAACACTTGTGTCGGATTTTCTGCAGGTAGTGGATTAACAACTGGTACATTTAACGCATTCTTCGGTTTAAATTCATCTACTGGCGGTGTTGGTAGTGCAATCACTACAGGCTCTAAAAACACCATTATTGGTGGTTACACAGGCAATCAAGGTGGCTTAGACATCCGCACAGCAAGTAACTACATTGTGCTGTCAGATGGGGATGGGAATCCTAGACAGATTATAAATACCTATGGAAAAGTTTTAATAAACCAAACTGCATCTATTGATGGTAGTG